GTCCAACTCAACATGCAGCCACAGGAAACGCTTGGCGAGGAGCCTGGCGAAGGGCGGGAATCCAAAGGAGACACCGATGCGCAAGAAGGGGCTTGAGGGCGCGATGTTTGCGGGCGCTAAACAGGGCGACACGCTGGAAATCCTGCTGTATGACGTGATCGGGCGCGACTGGTGGAGTGGCGGCGGATGCACGGCGGCGGATATTTCGCAGGCAATCAAAGATGCGGGCGACTTTTCCAGCATCACCATGCGGGTGAATTCTCCCGGTGGAGATGTTTTCGAGGGCGTGGCGATCTACAACCTGGTCAAAGCCCAGGGCAAGCCGGTAACGGTCTATGTGGACGGCATTGCGGCTTCCGCGGCTTCATTCATTTCGATGGCCGGTGACCGCGTTGTAATGGGGCTGGGGTCCATGATGATGGTCCACAACGCATGGACCATCGCAATGGGAAACGCGGGCGAGCTGCGAAAGGTGGCAGACACGCTGGACAAGGTGTCAGCGTCTTTCTCCGATATTTATACCGCCCGTACCGGCATGAACGCGGCGGAAATTGCGTCCCTGATGGACGAGGAAACGTGGCTTTCCGCTGATGAAGCGGTAGCGTTTAAATTCGCCGATGAAGTGGCCAAGGAACCGGCCACAGATTCACAGAAGGCGCTGGCGCTGGCATCGAAATTCAGCGCTCTGTTTAAGAGCGCGCCTTCATTCGGGGAGCAGGCGAAAGCGCCCGCGTCCGAAACAGTTCTGCCCGAACAGCAGCCCGAGGGCGGCGCAGCAGCCGCTTCTGTGGACTGGCAGGCACAGCTTGACATTCTGCGCAAGCGGCTGGACCTGAACGGACAGTAGACCGGGACCGCCGTGAGGCAGGCTCGGGCCTGAACGTCGCGAGACGCCAGGCGAAATATCAGCAGTGAACTACCGCCGTGACGGCGGGAGGAGATACACCATGAATGCAGTCCTTGAACTGCGACAGCAGCGCGCCGCTCTGAACGATCAGGGTAACGCGATTCTGAAAGCAGCACTCGACAACAAACGGGCACTCACCAGCGAAGAGCAGGAAAAGTACGACAAAATCTTCGCGGACATGACGGCCCTGCGCAAGACCATCGAAACCGCAGAGACCCAGGAAGGCATCAATGCCGAACTGAACGCCTCGCGCGAACGCACGGCGGCGGAAAAGAAGATTGGCCCGGATCAGGAACGCGACCGGCGCGTGAATGCGGTTCGCAGTTTCCTCCGCGATGGCGTTGTGGCTCAGGAATTCGCCGATCTGATGTTCCCGGCTAATCAGCAGTCCCTCAACTTCCGGGCGTCTCAGACGGTCGGAACCGGCTCGACTGGTGGTTACACCGTTCCGCAGGGCTTCTGGGCTGACGTGATCGCCGCCATGAAGTGGTTCGGCGGTATGCGCGCGGCCAACACGAAGAAGATTTCGACCGACATGGGCAATACCCTGCCGATCCCGACTTCTGACGATACCGGCAATACCGGGCGCCTGCTGGCTGAAAACTCGGCGGTAACCAATACCGACGTGACCTTCGGCCAGACCAACCTGAACGCCTATAAGTGGTCTTCGGACATCCTTCTGGTCCCGTTTGAACTCCTGCAGGATTCCGGCGTGGACATCGAAGCGTTTCTGATTTCCCGCATTGCCGAACGTCTGGCGCGTGTGCAGAATACGTACTTCACGACCGGCACCGGCACCAGCCAGCCGCAGGGCGTGGTGACTGGCGCGACGCTGGGCGTTTCTGCGGCGTCTGCGTCCACGATCACTTACAACGAACTCATCAATCTGAAGTACTCCGTGAACCGCGCTTATCGCAATCAGGCGCAGTGGATGACTTCGGACACCAACCTGAAGGTGATTCTGAAGCTGACGGACGGCAACAGCCGCCCGCTGTTCGAGTCCCTGCTGAATGTCTCGCTGAAGTCCGGCGAACCGGATACCCTCTTCGGCCAGCCGCTCATCATCAACAACGACATCGCGGACATCGCGACCACGGTGAAGACCTATTTGTACGGCGACTTCAGCAACTACTGGATTCGCGACGTGAAAGCCATGATGCTGCTGCGTCTGGTCGAACGTTATGCGGACAACGGCCAGGTGGGCTTCGTCGCCTTCGCCCGCTCCGATGGCCGTCTCGTTGACGCCGGCCAGCACCCCATCAAGTACATCCAGCAGGCTTAATCGGCCTGATTTCTCCCCTCGAATGGCCGGGGGTGGGCAACCGCCCCCGGCGTATTAACCCCAACAAGGAAAAACACATGCCGAAAGCGAAAGTTTTGGTTCCGATGGCTGGCCTCGAAGTCAGCTACAAGCCCGGAGATGTCGTGGACTTTCCGGATGCAGATGAATTCGCGCGCCTCGTCGCCGCGGAATTTGTTCAGCCCGTCGCCGATCCGGTTGACGAGCAGCCCGCGCCCAGCAAGAAGAAATAACCACAGTGAGCTGGGATCTGCGCTTAGTTCAGGGTCCGTCCGTCGAGCCAGTCTCCGTGGGAGACGTAAAGGCGCTCGGCAAGATCGACTATCCGGACGACGATCAGGTTATTGAAGGTTTGATCGTGGCCGCACGCGAACGGCTGGAAAGCTGGACCGGGCTGGCCCTGATGACGCAGACATGGGAACTGGCTCTGCCACGGTTTCCCTGGCAGGACAGAATTTTTCTGCCCAAGCCAGCCCCGCGCGGTATTTCTCCGCGCATCGCCTCTATCACGTCAATCACGTATTACGACACGACGCAGGCGCCGCACACGATGACCGCCAACACGGATTTTTATACCGATCTGGAAGCGGAGCCAGCCGAAATCGTGGTCCCGTTCGGAAGGGTATGGCCTACCACGGTTCTGGGGACTTCGCGCCCGGTTGTCGTGCGGTTTGTGACCGGAGTGAATGACCCTACGACGCTTCCCATGTCACTGCTGACCGCCATCAAAATGATGGTCATCGGCTGGCTGGATTCACCCTCGCCGATTACCGTTACACGGCAGAGCAGCCTTTCTGAAGTTCCTCTCGGAATGCGGCACCTCATCGAGCCGCATGTATTTCGGTATCCCGGCCCGTTCAAGTTCTGAAGTTTCAACCCCAAACAGGAGAAAAGACAATGCTTCACACCTCTTATGTAAACGACAGCAAGGCTGGCGCCAGTCTCGCCCCGGCGGTTCGCACCGCAACCGCAGCCGGAACCGGAATCGACCTGAAGGACTTTCGCTCTGCTATTGCAGTGTTCCACTGCGGCACGTTTGGCGATACCCAGTCCGGCAGCGTCTATATTGAAGCCGAACTGCAGGACTCGGACGACAATTCGACTTTCGCCGCCGTGGCGGATGCCAATCTGGCGTTCCCTTCCGGAAAATCTGCCCGGACTGGCACCGCGACCGGAACGTTCTTCCAGTCCAAGACCACTGGCGCGGCTGACGCGGCCGGCCTGTACGAGGTCGGTTACAAGGGCCTGAAGCGCTATCTTCGCGTGAACGTGCGCTACACCGGCACCCATTCGATTGGTACTCCGGTCTGCGCTCAGGTTCGCCTCGGCAACGCTGACGTGAAGCCCGTCCAGTAACCACTGCCATGGTCACCTGCCTTTGCCTCACCCGCAACCGCCGCGAATGGCTTCCAAAGGCCATTGAAGCATTCCTCGCTCAAACCTATGAGCAGAGGGAACTGCTGATTGTGGCGGATGGGGAGGATATCAGTGACCTGATTCCGTCCGATCCGCGCGTCCGGGTTCTCATCAGCCCGGACGGCGCGAAGATCGGTAGCAAGCGAAATCAGGGCTGCGCCGCGGCTGCTGGAGAAATCATCGTCCACTGGGACGACGACGATTACAGCGCTCCGGGGCGGATTGCCGAGCAGGTGGCACGTTTGCAGGAGTCGGGCCGGTCGGTGACCGGGTACAGTTCCATGCGTTTCACCGATGGGGAGCGCTGGTGGCTGAATACAAACACACCGCTGGGATGTTTCGATACATCGCTTTGCTACAGCCGCGAATTCTGGGCCGCTCATCACTTCGACGAAATCAGCGATGGTGAAGGTGAGTCATTCCGGCGCGCAGCGGTTATCGCCGATGATCTTATCGCGGTTCCGGCCAATGCGATGATGCACGCCACGATTCACCCTGGCAACACGAGCGCGCGGGTGATTGGTGAAGGCTGGGAGGAAGTCGCTGGGTGACGGACGCCCTGACGATCAAGCCGGGGCAGTTAAACCGCCCGGTAACGATTCGGCGGCAGTCGGGAACGGCTGACACTTTCGGCCAAATAGCCGATACGTGGACCGATTACCGGAAGTGCTGGGCCGGGGTTGATCTGGTCCGCATGGAAGAGGCGTTCGGGTCAAACCAATTGACTTCGCACAAGCAGGTTATCTGGACCGCCCGCTGGTCCCGCCTACAAATTCTGCCGGGTATGCGGCTGATTTCCGGCAGTGAGACCTACGAGATTCAGGCAGTCAACAACGTGGAGCGCAGGAACCGGGTGACTCATATGCTGTGCATCATCCTTAACGCCGGAAGCTAAACCATGCTCGAAGAAGGCATCGCCTCAGCGCTCACAGCAAACGCAGCCTTTACGGCGCTGGTGGGAACTCGTATCTATCCGGTTGATGGCGTTCGGAATCAGGAAACGTTTCCCTACGTGACCTATCGAAACGGTCCTTCCCCGGCAACTGAGTACTACTGCGACGGGAAGCAGATACTTCACAAGTCGATTCAGTTCGACGTGTGGGCACAGAAGTACTCTGATGCCCGCAACATCGCCAACGCGATAGACGCCGTGCTGAGTGGATACGCAGGGACGCTTCCTGACGGAACGCGGGTAATCTTCGCGACCGCGGTAAACGAGATTGACAACTTCGACGTGGACGCGCGGGCAAAGCGCTCGATAGTCGAATACAACTTTCAGTACGTGGAATAACCGGGACCGTCGAGAGATGTGCTCGGGGTGGACTGTCGTGAGATAGGCCACCGAAACATAACCCAACTACCGCCGTGAGGCGGGAGGAGTAGTAATGGCCGCATCACTCGCCACAGCGGGGCTGGGAACAGTCATCGCGATCAATACCGGAACGGCGTCCACACCCACCTGGACGACCATCGGCGAATCCGCTGAAATCACACCCAGCGGATACCAGAACAAGACGGACGAGGTAACCAATTTTGGTTCCACCGCCGTTGAACACATCTTCACAATCCAAGACGGCGGTTCGTGGGATATCATGGCGAACCGCGTTTCGTCCGATACCGGGCAGTCCGCATTGCAAACCGCTTTTGCTGCCGGTACTACCAAGCAGTTCAAAGCCACGCTGCCGAAGAACGCCAGCCAGACCACGGCGGGCGACAACTTCCAGTTCTCGGCCATCGTGGAAAAGTTCCAGCCTTCGATCAAGGTGGACAAGGCAACCAAGATGGCGATTACGCTGAAGGTCACCAACGGCGTTACGTTCACGGCTGGTTCCTAATGAGCAAAGCGCCAAAGCCCGCAGTGACGGGCGCAGTGCAGCGTTCGGCGGTGCTGGAAATCGATGGCCGGTCATACGATCTGGTTTTCGATTACAACAGCATCGCCGACGCCGAGGCGCTTACGGGCGTCAATCTGCTGCATGGCATCAGCGCGGCGATGTTTGGCACGGTGACAGCCG